AACTCATTAAGCATTTTCTTTAATCTTCTTCTGCAATGTGGACAAGCACCTTTCTCACTTACCCCACGACAACTAAGGCATTTATCCATTTTCTTTTCTTACCCTTTCCTTTACAATTTAACTTCTTCTGGTGGACCTTTTCTCTGATGGTTATTGATGGTTATATGATGATTAGGGTGGCCACCAGCTTGACCTCTACCGCTGGCCACAGCTGTGACCTCATCCGCAGGACGTTCAAGGTAGTCATCTTGCGTGGACAGGACATCAGTGACCTGCGGCTTTTTGTATAACAATCTGTAACGATTATTAGAAATGCCAGCTCTTGAGTGTTGTTCTATAAACAAATAGTTATCAGAGATCATTTGATGAATGATTCTACGTATTTGCCTAACACTGATTTTGCACTTATCTGCCAAATATTGCTGACTTGGCCAACATATGCCTTGATCGTCACAGTGATCTGCCAATGCTAAATGGACAATTAAAGCATTGCCATTGTAAGGAGAGTTTTCCCATACATAGGTCATTGCTTTAACTGACATTAAAATACTCCTTCAGTAGGATCCCATGCTACAGGATCTGGATTCTTTGTTCTTGGTGTTCCGTGATACTTTTGCACTATAATTTGTTTTGCAATAGTATCTACCAGGACCTCATATGACGAGCGCTTATTTCCGTCTTTGTCAATCCATGTTGTTTGCTTAATTGTTCCTGTAATGGTTACCAGATCGCCTCGTTTGATGTTATCTACAAGAGCCTCCGCATAACCTCCAAAAGCTTTGCATTCCCACCAACTTGTATCTGCATCTACCCATTCATCGTTAACTTTTTTTCGTGTATTAGACACGACACTAAATGGCACATAAGCTTTACCTGCTTGCGTAAACTTTATGTCCATATCTTTACCTATGCGACCTTTTATTGTGATTGCTGCACTCATTGCTGCTCCTTTAGTTGTTTTACTATGTCTTTAATATCTTTATTCTTCATACCACCCCATACTCCATACACAGGCCAATTTTTAATGGCATATCCAAGACAATTCATTTGTACTGGACAATTCTGGCATATACTTAAAGCAGCTCTTTGTTCTAGATTAGTAGGATGTTCACTATCTGGAAAAAACCAATCAGGATCAATGCTTGGATCAGTGCAATTAGCGTCTTTCATCCAAGTCGCTGATTCTACCTTAAAATCTAAATCTCTTATTGTCACGAATAACCTGCTTCTTTGAGTAATTGGATCATTATGCTTACTGGAACACATGCTGGCCAATTCTCAATGTCGGCTTCACCTTGTCCATTCTGTCTTAACACAGCGATGGGGATTACGCCCTCTTTTATTCTTTTCTGTTGCTGTTTCATTGCTGATTTAGGATCAAAGTCTGCTCTAGCCTTTAGTTCCCAATCAACTCCGATAACTCCTTTTATATCTGTTCCTGCTGCCGATGAACTACTAGCTTCTGCATAAATCCAACCTTGGCTCTTAAGATACTCAGCAAAGATCAATTCAGTCTCCCTGCCTCGTCGTTTTCTAGATAGGTTAGTCATTTATTTCCTCCCCATCCTTCACCTTTGAAAATAGCGGGTACAGCGGTAAAAACCTTTTGCATAATGTCTCCACAATCACATCTAGGACCGTGATCCGATACTGAGTGACTGACTTCAACTGTAATTCCACATTTTTCACATTTGTAGTCATAAGTCGGCATCATTTATCCCAAGAATTCTTTAACCAACCAGTCTTAACCGCTTCTGCAGGATTTGTTGTAATCCAGTAATGACACATATGACACAATGCTCTGCAATTGTTAATGTCTAAAATATCTCCACCACGAGCTCTACTAAGAACTTCGTGCACTTCTTCAGAGGCCTTTTCATTACATCTTTGGCATACAGGATGAAGACCTAGCATATAAACTACTAATTTTCTTCTCTCAACATATTTCTTAGTCATTTTCTTACTTCTAGCTCTCATGTGTATTGCCCGACACCTTCAGCACTAAATTGTTGTCTAATCGCGGCAGATAATGATTGCCCTATAGATATTTGAGATCGAAGTGTGTTTATACGTTCTTTTATTGCCCTTACTTGTGCTTCTGCAATTTCCATCGTCAATCTGAGATCAGCACAAACAAGAATTGCTTCTTGGCGTCGCACATCCATTGAACCATTAGATTCTAAAAAAGATTTGGCATATGCAACCTCATAACATCCTTTTGCACGAACTGCCTTATCATCTAAAGCAGCAATTTCGTCAGTTGCAGCATCAAGCATCCGAGAAAGTTCGCTAAGTCGCTTTACAACTTCGCTTTGATTAGGCAACACGCTTTGTTCCTTTCTGTCTGGCCTTACAATCATTACAAAAATGTGGATGTCCCATTAGTTTATCTATTGCGTATAGATAAGTCCATGATCCACATGCTTCACATCGTGCAACTGGTTCAGTCATTGATTTTACCTGCCAAAAATCTTTCAAAGCGAGTTAGATACTCTGGAATGTTTCCTTTGAGAATAGATCTTGCTGTATGACTAATTTCACCGATACTATTACCACTCCACATTGGTTCATAATCTTTGAATGATCCATTAAAATATGCCTTGATCCACTGAGCTTGAAGTATATGTTCATCGTAAATATGCATACTTCCTACAACATGAACATACTGACCCATTTCAATATCTAAAGCCTTTGCAATTGCTCCTTGCAAAGCAATAAATTGAGTTAAATCATATGGAAGACCTAAAAATACGTCATTGCTGCGCATGTTTGTTCTAGCAATTAACTTATTGTCTCTAATAAAGTATTGCAAGTTCAAAGTACATGGAACATCTTTGACATCAACATTTAAGTCTTTGTTTGAATCAAATATAGTTAATACTGCTTGTCTGGTTGAGTAATCTTTTTTTAACTGATCAACAACTTTGTTTAGATTACCATGAATTCTTGGTCCATATGCACCATGAAGTATTCCATTGTCCATAAACTTACCAAACACTTGACTGGTATCTGTCATTGCTTCTGGATCAGTGACTTGTCCAACAAGTTGCAATGCTTCTTTAATACCAATATTGTGATTAAGTTTTCTGTTTTCCATAGATACTGGTATATTCCATGGCTTTTCTATTTGTAATGTTACGTTTAGAAGTTCTCTTGTAATCATTCCACGAGGAGATATTGCTTCACCATGCTCAATTACATATTGAGTTGCTAACTCTAAAGCTTCGCTTGGATTTTCTGTAATTATATGCATTACTTAACCACCTCACTTTGGATTATTGTTTTATCTAGATATTTTACTTGTCTAAAAGCTTCTACAAATAAAGATCTTGAGTGTAAGACAAAATCTATTTGCAATTCTTCACCTCTTCTTAGCAATTCTTCAGCTATTGCATCTTCAGATCTTGTTAACAGGATTAACCTAGCTCCTAGTTTAGCAAGTTCCCAATTGCAATAATCAAATGTTGTTTCATCAAATAATGAAACTCTTCCGTATATTTTAGGCCATACAACTTCACCTAAATGCCAACGATCTAGTACCATGTTATCAGAAGTTAAAGGTCGAATGTATTCATCAACCCATAATCTAGATCTAGGTTGTTCAGCATGCAAATATTGTGCATTATATCGTTCAGTTAATTTTTGAGCATAAGTTGTTTTGCCTGTTCCATCAGAACCTTCGATGATGGTAATCATCTAAACTCACCCCATTCTCTGAAACTTTCAACTTGTGAATGGACCATTATAACTGGTTTTACGTCACCTGCTACATTCCATAATAAAGTCGAGGGTGTTTTTGGTGCTTGAGTTTTGTCCAACATGAATCTTTCTAAACCTTTGCAATCATATGTTGGTGCGGAGTTAATTTCCTCGTTGATTTTGTCTGCATACTCAGCTTTTTCTCTGAAAGCTTTATGGTAAGTTGCAACGTCCGCTCTTCCAATCTCTCCTGCATGAAGGTTTCTTGCAACTGCAATTCCGTGGAATTTTGCATTGGGCCAAGCAATTTGTAGAGTTCTTGTGAGAACTCCTGTACTAATAACTGATACAACATCTTTTGGTTCATCTCGATCTCCCCATTGTTGGATTGTAGATTTAACTCCGGCTGCAACAACTAGGGGATGATCTAAACCAAATGGCACAAATTGAGCATTATTTTGTTCTGCCCAATCTTTGGCATATTTGTTGAGAACTGGCATTGCTGCGATTCTTCGAAAAATTGGATTTGCTCCTCTTTCGATACAAACTAATTGATGGTCACTGACTACTTTTGAGGAAGGCATAAACAATGTTAACTTTTTGTTATATTTCTTTGCAAGAGCAGCTAATGAAACTCCTGCCCAACCGACTCTTGGTTGTACGTAAACTAAATGATCTGATTCCATAGTTTTAACTAATAGATCTCCCCAACGACCTTTTGTACCGACTCCAGTCACAGAATCATCCCAGATTGTTGCACCATGAAAAGATCCTATGTTTGGTGCTTGTGTTTCATCTGTCCAATCACCTGCAAGATCTAACCATTGTTCTCTATGCCGATGTGAGTACTTACTTGAAGTGTCTGTAGTTATCTTAAACATTTTTAGCCTCCAAGTGTTTGTGGTATGTCCAATGTTTCGCATGATGAGGTATTAGTGATTTGTTTGTTACTTGCCAAGGTTCTAAGTGTTCATAACCTTTTGGTACATAACATTCAACGTATCGGACGTAGTCACATGCAACATCTTCTAAACTTAATCCTTTGCCTAAGTTTCTTTCACGGTCACGCGGATCATAAGGAGATCTAAACTGATTGCAAATGACTTCCATTGCAGCATCTAGAAAGTCTTTTTGCTTGTAACCTTCATTCCTAAACAACAAGTTAAGAGCTTTGATTGCATTGCTTCCATAGTTTACTTGACTCCATGGATCTATCAATGTAGGAAAATATTGAGCAACATCCATCACAAATGCTGTCATAACAAAATGAAAACACTTCAAGCCTTGAGATTTATGCCACTCGTTGATCCAATCAACTCCATCTCTAATTGACATTGTTAATGGATTGTAAGACAAATGTGTATAGAAGTCTTTGACTAAATGAGGCATGTACTCTGAGATGTATAAC